CTCCCAAGCAAGGTAATACCGATCCTCAAGGATTGCGGAGGCGAGTCGGTGGATATCGAGGTAGACAACCAATTGCGAATTACAACGCAATCAGGCGGGTTTACGCTCTCGATGCCTAATCCCGACGAATTCCCCTCGGTGAAGATTGACGCGGCAGAGGGAGCGGCAGGTGTACCGGGCGTTGCCCTTGCGGATGCGATCCGTCAAACGATCTACGCAACGGATTTGACTTCGACGCGGTATCAACTCGGCGGAGTGCTATTCGACATTGGCGAGCGGCTTACATGCGTTGCAACAGACGGGCGGCGGCTTGCCGTCTCATCCTGCCAGATTGCAGGCGAGGTTGCAGCGGTCAGCGGTATCGTACCTATTCGCCCACTACAAGCCGTATCACGCATCATCGCAGCGGAAGGATGCGGGGTGGACGTAATGATCGACAACAGGTCAGCGGTGTTTGTGTGCGGTGATATCTCGCTACAAACGCGATTGGTCGAAGGGAGATACCCTGATTGGCGGAAGGTGGTTCCGTCGACTGATGGAGCATCTACGCTTCGGTGCGATGCCGAAAAGTTTCTCTCGGTCGTACGCCAAGCGGCAATCGTCAACGATCAAGACAGCCGTGGTATCGACCTCGTTATCTCATCCGGCGAACTGACCGCGACCGCAAAGACTGCGGAGGTCGGAGCATCTAGCGTTGTGATGGGATGCGAAGCGGACTCGCCAGCAAAGTTAACCGTCGATCACACGTACCTTGCAGACTTCCTAAGGAGTCTCGGCAAAGAGCAGACGGTTGAGATGCGATACAAGCAATCAGGCGATCCGGTTGTATTAACATCCGGTGACGTTGTAGGAGTTATTATGCCGATGGCGAGGAATTAAAAATGGACAAGATCAGCAAAGACAAGCAGTACACGACGCGGGAGGGTTCAGAAGTTCGCATCTATGCGACGGAAGAAGTTGGATTATATCCGATTCACGGTGCGATTAAGCGTAGCGAAGGGTGGATTAGTGCATCGTGGGGAAGCAGTGGATACGTTGTGAGCCCATGCCGAGAGATGCCTGACGACCTTATCGAAGTCAAGCCGCGAATGAAGGTTGAGCGGTGGGTTGTGGTTTACGGAAATGGAGAAGTAAATACGTTGAAAACTCCGCCAGTTCCGGGGAGTTATGGGCGTTTCGCAATCAAGCACATCGTATTTGAGGTCGAGGAAGGCGAGGGACTAGATGCGGTGTAGATGCTGCGAAAAGATCCTGAGCCCGTCTTACATCAAGAGCGGTGACAAGCATTGCAGTGCATGCTCTAGGGCAATCGCTGCTGGGTCAAGTTATTCCGAGGTTGTTTCAGAGATGGTCGAGATAGCCAAGGATCGAGGTGTTATACTTCGCCTTGAACGCTTGGCGGATCGTCATCGCAACGAAGAGATGCTCGGTATGAGTGCAAACCGTGCGAATCAACTTAATAAAGTGCGCGACGGCATCCGGCCAATGCGACAAAGGTTAAACAACGAAGGCGAATATCAGACTGCTAAGTGGTGGTGTTCAACATGCAACATTCCGCTAACCAAGAAGCGGTGCCTGCGGTGCGAACTTGCAGCGAGCAGAGCTTAGTTGAAGCATTCCGCGAACGGGTTGCAATGATGATTTACGACGGCGGCTTGAGTGAGTTTGAAGCTACGAGGGCCGCTTATTTTGAACTACGACGGGCAGGGGGCAACGTGCCTCATGCGGTCAGCGAAGAATGGAAACGAGTTGGGAGGTTAACGCAATGAGTGAGCAAAAGATTGAACAGTTTTGGCGTGACGCAACGGCGGATGATGTTGCTGAAATCGTGAAAACAGGCAAGGCAAAGGAAGCGAGGTTTCGAGATGAACTGCAAGACCATTGGATTAGTGGTAGCAATTCTTTCCTGGCTGGTGGTGTTATTTCCCATCGGCAGGTTATTACCTGGATCAGCAAAACCACGATTCGGTGGCAGTGTTGCCAAGTCTACGACCCGCCAGAGATCCTCAAGAACAAGCCCGATCCGGGCGAAGGGTACAGACTGCTCGAGAAGTTTCCGCCGGAGGAACTTCAAGAAGGCGATGAGGCTTGGGAGAATCATCGAGGTAATGAGTGGAGCAAGTCCGATTATGCTGAGAGGGGATGCAGAACCCAATGCGAAAAGCTTTGGTATCGCCGACGCATTGAAACGAACAATCCAACATCTTTGAACAGTTGCCGCTCCCGCGACACAATACCCAGCGGCTGGCGATTGCTCGGCAAGGATGAGGGCCGACTGGCAAGTGACGCGTATTGGTCGCAGTCTTGCAAGGAATGGCTGTTGATCGGTGATGACAGGGTTGCGATTGCGAACGAGTTGCCAAGGTGGTACGCGATCCGGCAGGTAGTTGTGGCTGATTTCTTTTTACTCGAAGGATATGACTACAGCATGCCAGGCGGTCAGACGATCCGCGTTACCGAGAAAGGCTTTGAGGTGGTGTGATGACGCAAGCAAAATGCGAAAGATGCAAAGAACTTCGTGGAGTTATTGTCGATCAGGAAATTATGCACCAAACGAGACTCACCGAATTACTCGACAGATCCGGCATGGACATTTCGCCTTGTCGCAAGTGTGGTGTTCCGGTCATATCAATTCCCGACGGTTTAGCACTCTGCAAGCGATGCGCGGAAAAGGCGGGTGAATAATGACCAACAACGAACAAGCCGCAGCGCATCGCATCCTGCAAAAGCATGGCATCGAGCACAAGTTGCAAGGGCATCGCTTGCCGTTAACGAGCGATGAGTTTGCAATTGAGATCGGGATAATTCGATGCACTGAATTCGATGACGTTCGCAAGTACATCAAGTTTGTTGCGGGTAGATACAAGGACGCGGTGATTGACCTGGAATCGTCTGGACTATCCGTTGAAATTGCAGAAGCAGTCAGGAGGGATGCGGATGGCGATAAGCCGTGAACGACTGATTGAGATTGAGCAACACGCTAGACGCTTCGGGCCAGCGAATTGCTGGACTGGGACTAGCGGTACACTCTCGGCAATGATTATCGAGTTGCTGAGGGAGATTGAGTTATTAACAGCCGACAAGCAAAGGGGCAGCGGTTGCCCTGAGCAAGGCGGCGTAACGGAGGTTGAGACAAATGGAAAGTAGATACCAACTGCATCACGGCGACTGCCTGGAGGTGCTCAAAACGCTTCCAGATTGCTCGGTCGATGCAGTCGTTACGGATCCACCGTACGGCTTGTCCTTTATGGGCAAGCGGTGGGATTATGACGTACCAGCGGTCGAGGTTTGGCAGGAATGCTTGCGGGTTCTCAAGCCCGGAGGACACCTGCTAGCCTTCGCTGGCACTCTGACGCAACACCGAATGGCTGTTAGGATCGAGGATGCAGGATTCGAGATTCGGGATTTGATTGCTTGGGTGTACGGTTCGGGATTCCCGAAGTCGCTGGACATCAGCAAGGCGATTGATAGAGAGGCTGGGGCGGAGCGTGAGGTTATGGGTTCCTGGAAGCCGACAGGCACGGCAAGACCATCGAAAGGCGGCAGTCATTCGGCAGCGAAGACGACCTCGGACTGCGGATACGATCCGGATACCGAGGCAAGAATAAAAATCACCGCCCCCGCAACCGAAGCGGCTAAGCAGTGGCAAGGCTGGGGGACGGCTCTTAAACCCGCGTTTGAGCCGGTAACAATGGCTCGCAAGCCGTTTGCCTCGACCGTAGCGGCGAACGTGCTAGAGCATGGCACAGGCGGGTTGAATATCGATGGGTGCAGGGTGGGGACGGACGGAGCAACGACAAGAAGCGAGCAGGCCCCATACTCTGAAAGCGGATGGAGAACTGGACATAAGGTGCAAACGCTTGAACTTGGCCGATGGCCTGCAAACTTCATCCACGATGGGAGCGAAGAGGCAGCAGGATTGCTAGGCGATGCAGCCCGGTTTTTCTACACCGCCAAGGCAAGCAAGGCGGACAGGGATGCAGGGTGCGAGGCGATGTATGCGAGGTGTGTTGATTGTTACGGACAGGGCATTGGCGAAGGGCGCGACCCGAACGCTCCAGCAATTAACCGCAACCACCACCCAACAGTCAAGCCGACCGACCTGATGCGATACCTATGCAGGCTTGTAACTCCGCCGGGCGGAATAGTCTTAGATCCGTTCACGGGTTCGGGATCCACCTGGAAAGCGGCAATACTCGAAGGGTTTCGGTTTATCGGTATTGAACGCGAAG